TTCGCTCGCTATCTATATCTGAAAATATTGAAGTGTATCTTCTCAAATCTTGTGAAAATATTGTAGTTTCAGAAGTGGATAGTAGGTTATTAGAGGAGGTAAATTGCTCTTGTGTATTGACGATATTTTTTAAATTATAAAAATTAAAATCCAGATTTACGCTATTTGATGAGGTATAGAGGAGATAATTCGATGGTAAATTAAAATCACTAGAATCATTATCTACTCTGCCAATATTATTATAGGTAATAAAGGAAGCATTATATGGCGACGGTAAAGTTAAATTTAATTCTTGATTTATTTTTATACTAGAATCAGCAATATAAAATTGATTTATTTTAGCATCAGTTGATAGTTTTTCTGCAAAGACCTTACCATTATCACCTATTAATATATACTTACCATCACTTTTGGATGAGTAAAGATTTATATAACTATTTGTGGTATACTTTAAAAGATTATATTCTAGATTAAAATTTTCAAGCGGTAGTTTATTTTCTGCAACAAACAGCGTTTCACGTTTATTGTTTACACTAGCATCATCTGACACCACTAAGTAGTATCTTATATTATTATTAGAGCTTATAGTACTCACTCTACATGTAAAATCATCAACAAAGGTAATATCGAAATTGCTAGCATCTGATAAGTCAGAAGTAAATGTAGTACCTCCGTAAAACTCGACATCATGTATAGCATTTGTTTCCTTGAAACTAGATAAAGTAGCAGGCCTAAACAACAAATAGTTATCACTCGATGTTGTAAAATTAAGTGTTGTAAAAAACGATTCAGGCTTTACATTAATTTCTTTATACGTAGTTATATTATCTAATAATACGTTATCAGTAAGATAAAAGTTAGTGAAGTTAAGGTTTTTAAAATCCTGGACCCCAGAAAGAGCATTAATAAAATTTAATACGTATTCGCCGTTAAAGGTTTGTGAATACTGATCTAAAGTAAGATCTGTTGGACATATTGTCGCCTCAACAGAACTTAAAGCACTTAGACTCGATTTAACTAAACAACCCATTTTATATATTTATACCTACTTTTCTTTATAAGATTTGTTATCAAGATGTACGATATAGTTACCTTTTTGTGTTAAAAGCGATACACGCGAAGTATTATTTTCATCATTCATTAAATCTAATCCTACAATCTCCATATCCTCTACGCTTTGATAATAGCTTTCAGAATTAGTAACAATTGTTGCACTCATCTTTGTAGTTTCACCTGTAACATATCCTACATTCATTTTAAACGTGACCTCCTTTTTTAATGCGTAGCTAGAAGGATAGTAAATATGTTTATAAGTATTAGTTAAAAATACAGGAGCTGCGCCTTTTTGTATTTCAGGATATATTGATTGTGTTTTATAATCTCGATAAATTGTTAAGTCCGGCTCTAGAAGCTCTGATTTATCACCCCAGTCTATACTAACATAATTAGGAAATATTTCTGAATAGATATCGGAAATATCTAGAGTTACTTCTGTAACATTGTATAGGTGTATAGTATCAAGAACTATTTCTTGATCTATTTGATCTTTGTCTGTTCCAATATCTAGTGTGTAAGTGTTCATAGTATAAGTGCTGTTGCTGATACTTTAGTTGAGAGAGAAGATAATGTCGGAGTTCTCGCAAACTCAGGAATATCATGAGTGGCGGTTATAGGCGGAGTCTGTGAAGACAATACAAAATTTAAATTTTCCAAATCAGCGGCACCAGTTTTAAGTTCATTGTTAGCAAACGTGTAAGTAAATCTGCTGTTATTACTGCTAAATGCTGTGGTATCTAAAAACTTTACATCATCTCTATATTCGAACAAATAATTTAAAAACAACGGGCCTTTATTTAAGTCTTTTATCAACACACCTAAATTAAATTGTTCATTATCGCTACTATACGTAAGAAATGGTTTACCGCTTTCTATGTATACAGATAACGGAGCCGGGTCTGATAGATCAAAATAGCAAGACGAATTAGCTGCAGAATTTCCTGTTGTTGGAAATATTACTTCAGTTTTATCTTTACTAAAATCATATTTATAAATTTTAGGGTATAATCTGTTGTCCTTTAACGTTAACTGCTCACGAACAAGTCTACAGAAAAATACATCATTACCCACCTTTACTCTATTACTAACCTTATCAAAGAAACTTGTATTTATAGTTAGATAATTTGTAAAGGTTATAGGTGAAACAAAAACATTATTTTCATACTTTGTTTTTTCTGTAACTAAGAAGGTGCTTGTTTCAATAAACAACGTACTATACAGTAAATCAAATTCTTTAACTGCTGCAGATAATTGATGACATACTGTTGTATTATACTTACTAGGGAAGTAATCTATTGCATCAGTTAACAACTTTACTGCAGGTTTATCTGGAGCTTGATTAATATTTTTTACATATATTTTACCACTGTGTTTTTGTCTATCAAATAAACGCTCATTTGCAGTATCAACAGTTGTGAATGAAGTGGTTTCAAAAACATCGTCTTTATAATCAAAACCTTCTTCAGCTTGGGTATAATTAAATATAATGTTATCTGTAAATCTACCACAATCGTAGTTACTTACACCGTTATCACCTGACAGCCGCGCATTGTACTCAAAGTTACCTGATAGTTGAGTAGTCCAGGCAGCTGTCGGGTCGCATAAACCTCTAAAAATAGTAACTGCGGATAGATCGTTAGCAGCGCTACCATCTATAAGATCAGAATAATAAAATTGTAAAGTGCTAGATGCATAACCGCTCAATCCGGATATTAATAAATCACCTTGTGAAGTAGCACTAGTTGGATCTGCTAACGTCTCAGTATCCGAAAACATAAAATATGCTGCTTCTTTTACATCAGCATCTATTGTTAGTGTTTCTGGTCTCCCGTAATCTACTTCTAACCAGTTTGAAGGTTCCTTTAGCTCCTGGTACGGTTTAAAGTATCTACCAAATATATAATACGCAGAAGTAGGTAAAGTAACCAAGCTGTTGGTAAATGATGAAAGCCCTGATCTTTTTGTCTCGGTATATGTTGAACCATCTACAGTGCCGTAATTAAAATTATATCCTTCACCAAATAAATCGTCAAAAAATTGATAACCATTTAACACGAGATTTTTGATTGTATCAGGGTCTTCAGATACAATATTATTTCTGTAATAATCGTTATCTTTGACTAGTCCAAATATGTTACCAAAAAGGTCCTTTTTACTATCGTCTATATAACCCTCATTGTACAAATAGGATAAATCAGTGTTTAAGTCTCTATCTTCAGCAATTTCTGAATTGTAACCTAAAAACGATGTACTATTCTTATCTGCGTTTGGTTGATTAATTGCGATACCCTTACTTCTATTGTTTATAGATCTAGATGTATCAACAATAAATGTTAGTACATCTTGATTATTAGTAAAAAGATTTGGATCAGGAAATATATAAAACTGACCTGGTTCGTAAGTATCTTTAAAGAAAAAATCTATTCGTTTTCCTTGTATTGCTACAATACTAGAATTATGTGGTCTAAAAAATCCTAAATCCCTTTCACTAATAATATCATCTGAAAAAACTGACGCTGTTGATGGGTAATTTTGATTTAAAAAGTTAGCATATGGCTTATCTGCTTCAAAAAGCACTCCCATTTGAGCCCGGCCATTTTCATCAGTTTCTAGATAATAAAAATCCGTTCCAATAAATTTTTTAGTTTGACCTCGTTTATTTTCAAATAGCTGATCAACTTCTTTAAGCCTTAATAAGTCTGTAGCAATTCCGGTAAAAGTCTCTCTAATTAACGAGCTATCATTATTTAGAAAAATGTTAAGGGTGGGAAGACCATCTGGATTATATTCTACAAAGTTTTTTCCATAATCATCAGCATCAGGCTCAGAGTTAAAGTATTGTGAGAAATTATCAAAATATTCAGTTAATGTAATAGATAGATTATCTTTAATTGTTTCAATATTATAATCTAATGCTGCGGTATCGCGATTTTCTAAGTATTCAATAACTAAATCTTTAGCTGCTTGTTCTATTCCTATATTACTACCTCTTACTTTTGACTTAGTAACAGAGTAATGCATTAACTGTCTCTTCTTCTTATAGTATGTAACAATGTCTCTAATTTTTTTACTAAAAAAGGACATAGCGATACGAAGATCATAAGTATCATCAAAGTCGAGCTGTGTTAAGAATCGCTGCTCTGCTTTAGTTGAAAAATTTAGAGTAATATCTCTAAGAAATTCTTTATATATATCTTCAATAGTAGTATTGTTATCTCTTTCCTTACTTTCCGCTTTTTGATTCCATCTATTTAAATACCTGTTATAATATTCTGCTAGTGTATCCGGATCATAGTCTTCAGTTACCGATTTAATAAACTGAATAAAATTAAATGGAGCAAATTTATCTAAAGCATCCCGTGTGTTAACATCCGGATTGGTAATAGAGAGCGGAATATTTGGAAACCCTGTTACAATGTTATCCATTAAACATATTTATCCTTAAAACAAGGATAGACTACTAAATAAAGAATTTCGAATTAAGATATCAAAAATATTTCCATCACCTTCCAAACTACTCAATGGAGTTGTATATTCTACAGTAGTTTGGCCTGTAGTGTAGTCAATTAAACCGTCTAACACGGTATCATCATATACAGCTGATAATGTGTGGAAATCGTAATATTTATTTGTGACAGCGCTTAATGTATAAGTACCAGGAAGTACTAACGGCCAACCCCAGTTAGGACCGCCACTTGTATCACCGGTAGCTGTGCTAAAATCACTTAACATATATGTATTTGTGTTACCGGAAGCTAATCCTAAGTTCAACCCGCTTAATGCGCATAGAGGCTGAAATGTGTTCAACCTTGTATAGACGTTACCAAATCTTTCATAAGCAACCAAGTCCTGACCAGCAGTCACTTCATAAGCTAGTGTATTATCTATTTTAGGTCCGAGATTTTTACCATATGTACCTTTCCAAACATGTGTTTTAGGATCAAAATTTTCATCAAATTTATTTTTAGTACCTCTAAATTTATTGTAGTTAACGCTTAAGATATCAAAAAATCTCTTAACAGCTTGCGGTGATTCAGCCCGTGATCTATCAAACACGATACCGTCTTCACCAACCATATCCGACATTGATATTAGTTCATTTATACCACACATATCTATGTCTGCACTATTTTGCGCAAAGTTAAATATTTTTTCGTATATCTTTTTACCTAAGACATCATGTCGACTGCTAACATCACCAAATATAGTACCGATAAAGTCAGTAAAGAATACGTCTTTATCTATTAATATTTCTTGAAATCTTAAATCTTTAATTGTTTGTTCAAAATCGAAATTTTCATTACGTTTATAAAATTCATAGTGGTTCTTAGGATAACACGTGAGAGTAGTAAACCCAGATGTTAAAAATGTTGTATTTGTGACAGTATCTTCATATAAACATTGTGCACTTAAAATTAAAGCAGCTGGGTGTGTTGATATAGTGTCATTAAAAGTAAAAAGACCCCTATACCAAAAATCCGTTTCAATTGCAGATAGAGTAGCGCTGAGACTTTGAATTGTGTAGTTAGATGTATCAATTGCGGTACCATCGCTAGATAATACTTCAAATTTTAATGTACCACCTGGGTTAACTCTTGCGTCACCTGACCCTGCAGATAGAGTCTTCATGGTGTAGTTATTGGAGTTTTTTGGCGTAATAATAAACGGAATCCCTAAATTTTTATATTGTATAGGACTAACGTTAAATGAGCTCACTTCATCACTTTCTGCAGTCATTCCATTAGAAGAAAACTCTAACCCTTTTATTTTTTGTATTGAAGTTGCTCCAACATGTGATGATAAAGTGACAGTAAAATTGTTTGTATAGTTATTATTTTTATAACCTGTAATACTATTAGAGAATATATTATCTCTATCCTTAAAGAAAGAGATATTAATTGGGGTTGTTTGCTCTTCTGTTTTAAAATAAACTATCTCCTCTCCGGAGCTTCCAACTAAAACACTTGAAAGACTAGAACTTACACAATTAACTATTGATCCTGAGGATAATTGCACATAAACATTACTTGAAGAAAGTGATACCTTTTGTATAGGCACATATTCGCTAGCTGATAAATTACCGATATATTCCTTGGTATAAAAACAGTGATATTTTTTAAGGTGGTTATATCTATTAGCCTCTAAGTTGAAAAAATTATCATAATTAGCTCCCGATATGCTAAAATAAATATCTTGGTGATCTTGATAGAATGGTGTTTGTGAGTTTATTGTAATAGCTTGAGAAAACTCTCCTGTAGATAAATTTAAATTAGTCGTACCATCGCCCCATTTTGCTGTAAACGTATTGGTAAAATAGTCATGTATATTAACATCTGTACTGTATGAGGCTAATACAGCATTATTATTACAATCTCTTAAAACCATACGGACTGTATACTCTCCTGGATACTCATATACATGCTTACTTGTTAAATCGTAAGCAAAAGAACCATCACCAAAATCAAAAGTAACCTTAGATTCATTTATAGGTGTATCCCTTTGATCAGTATTAGGTATACGTGTCTTAAACGTAAGAGGAGTTATAGATAGATTATAAGAAGATAATACCGCCTCATTTTTATAATCTACTATATCAAATGTTGCATAGTCTGTTTTAATATTACTCATCTATTACTTTTATGCGCTTGGCTACCGTGAGGGGTGAATACAAGTAAGGAAATTTAAAATATGGGAGTGTTATATCTTGATTAACTAAACTGATATCACTTTTTTCATATAATGGATTAAATGCCAAAAAGGAAACAGTGTTTAAACTACTACCATCTTTTTCATTTTTAGTGTATATGTTTTTTACACCTTCAAGAGTGAGTATCTCTTTTAAAAGATCATTTATAGTTAAAGTTGCTCCTAATTTATTATTTCCGATAGCAAAAAATTCTTTAATTTTATTTGCAACTCTTGATTGTATGGTTTGTTTATTAATTTTATTATTTGTTTCTCGTACAACATAAAGACATGTGTTATTAAGAATATCTAAATTAAGAGTTGAAGAGTTACTCATTCCTAAACCAAATGCCATATAAATTGGATCTCTTGGTACCACAGTATTAGACAACATCTTTCTCTCTATTGTAGATTCAACAAGTAAATTTTTAAAAGATTCGCTTAAGAAAGGCGGGTAAGACCCGTCTTGCGTCATTGTAAATTTAGGCACCACAAAAACATTAATGTTATTAAAATCACAAGCATCAGCAAAATTTACTTGGTTGACAATTACTCTATTAACCTTGTTTGGATCAACGCATATGTCGTAAAAATATTTTATATATCCATTTAAGTAAGAATCATTACTCACAACTTTAACATCATTAACAATATTAGCGAGATTTTTATTAATAAAGCTTTCATAATCCGTTTCTGTTACTAGTCTTAATTGTGAAGAGAATACCTTTGGAGCATTTTGTCTTATTTGTTCTACAGTTTCAGCATCAGATAGAGCTGTTGACGGCTGCGGGTTACTAAAAGTAACAACAGAGTTATTTGTTGCATCTAAATATGTAGTTTCTTCCTTGTTTGAATATGTGTCATTGAAGATCGCTCGCTGACGAGGTGAATCATACACAAACAGCTCATTACCATTAATAGCGTTTTTGCTGATTATACCCCTTACGTTATCTGACTGCAAGTAGTTTACAGAAACAACATCACCTTGTGATAACTGCTTTCCAAATACACCATTACCAAACTTAACTTCATAGAAACCATTTTCATTTAATCTTGTCTCGTAGACTCTAGCGGTGGAGTCAGAAAGATACAAACTTTCAACTTCTGTATATTCATAATATGTATCATTAGCTGCTTCTTTAACATATACGCTAACGGTATCTTCAGCTATAAACTTTTCCACATCAGTATCAACAACGTTTTTTACAACTATAGGTAACGTCTCAAATGGCTCTCCTTGCGCTGTGTAATCCGGATACTCTTTAATAGTCCCCTGATATAAAACTACTGTATCATTTAATGTCTTTAAAATCTCGCTTGTGCTAACATTTTTATTAAATGAAAAATCATCGTTAAATGTATACTGTATTCCGTTTGCTAAAAAATAAGAATATTTTCGTATAGTGTAATTACCTGTTGGCATTGCTGCTGCAGCAACTGCGTTTATTGGTACTATAGAGGTTTGCTTACCAACAGGCTTATAGCCTATTAGCTTCACAATTTTATTCATATTCTCATACAGAGTAGCTTGATCAAAATTTACTTCAGAAGCGGTTGTGTTTAAGTAAAACAGCAACACATGGTAGGAGTAAGCAATTATATCGATAATAGCCGCGAGATTACTACCATCAAAATTTTGATCAGTAAATTTTTCATTCTCGTTTAACCTATTAACAATATAATCTTTAAGAGTAACCGCATCAAATGCTACATACGCATCTTGCGGGAGATTAAATTCTAAAAATTTGTTTGTTGTATCATTTGTTGGCATAATTAAAGTACAAAATATCCGTTATTATTTAATAGTGATTCAAGAGAGAGTCCAGTTATGTTTAATGAAGGTATATTTATTTGTAAAGTAATAAAGTATTCCTGTTGATCTGGAATTGGTTCTACGTTTACTCTTATAACCTGTACTCTAGGTTCCATAGACGGTAGCCTATTGATTATATCATCTTGTATTTGAAACCCATTAAAATCAGTTACAGGTTCAAAAAGATAGCGTCTTAAATCTAAACCATATTCCGGGCTCAAAATCTTTTGCCCGGGCGATGTCAAAAACGCATTTGTTATACTATTTTTTATAGCCTGTTCATCAAAAGAACCTTGTACGTCTTTAAGAGTTACCGTTTTGTTAATTTCTCTGTTATAGTATACAGATGGTGTAAGATCTAAAAATAGATCTTTGTATAGATAACCTTGCTCAAGCGAAGAGTTGTCTAAGTTATCTACAGCAATATCTGTTAACTTTATAAGAGCCATTTATAATATTTAATACTAGGGTGGTAAATCGAATTTAAGGAACTATAATATACTTATAGTATGCGTGTTAGAGGTAAAACTGATGTTGATGTAGAGATAACTACTAAGGAATTAGTATCTGCTCTTAAAGAGGAAGTTTATGCTGCTATGAATCTTCCTAACCCTAGAGAAGGACGTGTGTATGTTAAAGACGGTAGGTGGGTAATTAAAAAATCCGTGCACACAACACATGCTTTTGAAATCGAAGAAGATCTAGGACTTGCTATTGAAGACGATATTGAAGTGTTTACGGCGTTTCATACTTTAGCAGAATTTCTTAGAGATTAAGTTTATAGATACCGTGTGATTATTTGCAAGTCTGCATAAATAATATTATGGCAGGTAAAAAATTTGTAAATTTGCATGAGTCTTATATGAAAAGATATGAACGTGGAGGGTTCCTTGTCGGCGACGTCTTTAAGTTCAACGATGATTTTAAATCAACTGATGAGTATAAAGAGCTAGGAGCTAATACACACGGCCTTCTAGATAAAATAATCGATTCAGGCCTTCATATAAGAATTACTGGTATTAAGGACACAGACCCTGCTCGATTTCCAGGAAATCCCGATACCTCTTCAATTGATGTAATTTTAAATCTCGCTCTTGATCAAGGCGGTGGTAGATATTCTGACCATGTATCTGTACCTGGTTGTTTAGGACAAGCTGTAGAATTTTATCCTAATCTTCTTCCTATACCTGATGCAATGCGTCGCGATAGTAACGTTAATATTAAGCCAGAGGAGGTCGCGGAAGATGAAGAGCATATTTCTAATAGATCAGATAGAGGTGGTACAGAGCCGCATCAACTCACGCCAACAGAGAGATCTTTACCGAAACAAAATACGGAGATTCCATGTGATCCAGCTACCCCGTCACCGGCTGTGACTTCATATACAAATAAATACCTCGCAGATCTCAAATAATTTAAATTAAAGACTAAATAATATTATGCAACGACACAGCGATACACTCTTACTCGAGGAAGCTTATAGGGCAACTCAACTAACCCAGTATCTTCCTAATATGACAGTACAACAGGTTCAATTAGTGATAGAAAATGGATCACCAGCAGAGCTAGAAATTTTAGATGAAGGCTTAAGAAGTATGATTGGCGGTGTCGGTAACGTCTTGAAAGGTGGTAAAGAGGCAATTGGTCGTACAGCTAGCGCAGTTAAAGGTGCTGCACAACGCGCAGGTGATGCTGTAAAAGCCGGCACGTCCGCGGCCGGAGCAGCTGCTGGTCAAGTTGCCAAGAATGTAAAGGGAATGTACGACACAGGAAAAAGTGCTGCTGAAGCTGTACAACGTAAAGAACAACTTATAAACCACCTTGGGCAATTAGAAGATCTTTATAATGCCCATATGGAAGTAACGACAGATTCTCGCTTAAAGGGTAAGAGATTTCAAGATTTAACCTTTAAGTCATTACGCGCTGCATTAGGCGCTACAGCAGGAGTAACGGCTCGAGCCGCCAAAAAAGCTAGAACTCAAGGCTTCGGAAAAGGCGTTGGCCGGGAAATAAGTAAACGATTTTCACAGAGAATGGCCGATTCAAAAGAAGAAAGAGAAGCTGCACAACAGGCTGGTGATCCATCTAGATATGCAGGACCTGCAACAGCTTAACCACAAGCATTTTCTAAATGCACTAAGCACGCAAACGCGTTAATTTCCTTATCTACAACAAACGCGCTTTTATAGAGATGATCTGCAATAATAGCGATCATCTCTTTCTTTTTAATATCGTCAATGTTTGCTGTGTAGATAAAATCTAAATAATTACCAAGTAGTGTATCGTAATCACCCTGAAACCTATCTTCGTTTTCAATTAGATACCTTCTAGCTTCAAGAGAATTTTTCGAAGCTATTTTTTTGTAAATGGCTTCGAGCAACTCACTATCACCAGTAACGCTAACAATACACAGCTCTGAATCAATGATGTTTTTCTGGAGCTCGTTAATTGTTTTCCGTAAGTCGGGGAAGTGACGCTTGACAAGTTGGATAAATTTTTTCTTTTGTTCTTCTGGGACTGTAATATTTTCATTTTTAAGAATATTGTAACATCTTTTAACAGCGCTCTCAACGACAGGTTTGATATCTAAAGCTTGACACCTTGACTGCAGAGCGGGAATAATTTTATGTTTGTAATTGGCTGTAAGAACAAACCTACAGTACTTAGCATAGGTTTCCATTGTATTACGCAAAGCAGATTGCGCTTGCGTAGTAAGACCGTCAGCTTCATCTAATATTACTACCTTGACCTTACCATCAAAGGATTTAGTTTGAGCAAAATTTGTAATATTATGACGTATGGTATCAATACCAGATTCGTCGGATGCATTAATATATAGATAATTACACTTAAGTATGTCGTTTACTATAATCTGCGCTAGTGTTGTTTTACCTGTACCAGGATTACCAACAAAAAGAAGATTAGGTATTTCATCCTTAAACTCTTTAATTATTTCAAGAGTTCTATTATCTAAAATAATATCGCTTAAAGTTTTCGGACGATATTTTTCAACCCAAATTTTATCAAAATCAACCATAATTATTTACCAGATGAACCAAAGCCTTTTGCACCGCGTTTAGATTCCATAATCTCACCTTCGGATACCTCAACAGTGTAATTTTTATAAACTACAAACTGCGCAATTCTATCACCAGCTTTAACTTCATAATCTGTATCAGTATTATTATACAACTTTACCCCTGCATCTCCACGGTATCCTTGATCAATAATACCAGGATGAGGAATAATACCATGTTTAAAACCAAGACCGGAGCGACCTTCTACCTTCACCCAGAACCCGAAATCAATATATGCAAATTTTAACCCAACATCAACAACAGCAGAGCCACGAGCTGGGATAACCTTATCCTCTACTGAGGTTACATCTAACCCTGTATCCGCCTCATCATTCTTTGAGGGGAGAACAGCTTTATCATTAGTCTTTTTAAACCGTACAACCATATGACTATGATAAGGTCTATTGTAAAAAGTTCAAGTAAAGATTAAATATATGTATGGCCGAAGAATTAGACGAGGCTGTTAACGATATTATAGCTCAACTAAAGCAAAATAATAAAGCTAGCAAAGCGCCAGTAGAAGAAAGTGTTCTTAATAAAGAAGACTTAGAAGATTTCCTTATTCAAAATTCGAGTAAGCTTATCAAAAAGTCCTTATCAATTGTCGATAATGTAAATGATTATATTCAATCTGCACCTGAAAACAGAGATGTTGCAGCAATGGCAGAATTAATTAAAGCATCTTCTGGAGCTATTGAAGCTTTAAAT